AGCACGCGACGCGGCCCCGTCGGGCCCGGCGCGTAGCGCGCGGGCGCGAAGACGGGGCGGTTCGCCAGGAGCAGCGCCCGCACCGTCTTGACCCGCACCCCGAGCGTGGCGGCGGCCTCGCGCAATGTCACTTGGGCCACCAGACTGGGCCCCTGGTCGTCGCGGTACTCGCTGGGCGTGGCGAGGGTGACCTGGCAGGCCGCACAGCGCATCGGGTCGGTCATGGCAAGGGGGTGATAGCGGGTCGCCCGAGCAAGGGGCCTCCTGGCCCGCCTGGCGAGCTCGTAGGGGCCATCCACGCCTGGACGTCGAGCACGTCATCGGCCAGCGGGCATGCGCCGGTGTGCACCCGCAGCATGAGCGTCACGGTGATGCCGTAGGCCGCCAGCGACCAGGCCGCCGGCTCGCCGGGATGTTTCGTCACGATCCGCCCGTCACAGGTACACGTCACCACGGCACCGCTTCCTCGGGTTCGGGTTAACCGGCTTCATGGCTGCCTCGCGGCCCGGTAGGCGGTGAGCGCGCGATCCTGGTGGCTGCGAGATACTCGGCCTCGGTGGTGGGGTAGCGGAGGGCGGCCGTTTTGGCAGTCTCCGGCCCATTGGCTGAGAAGCCATCCGTCGGTCTCTTGAGGGGAGGGGAGGGGTTTGGGTTGGGGAGGGGATTGGGAGGGGATTGGGAGGGGAGGGGAGGAGGCGATGTTTGTAACGCGTTACGAGATGCGTTACCTGACGCGTTACGTAACGCGTCACGATACTTCTCTTGTCGCGTCTTGTTCGCCGACTGTGCCTGCTTCCGTTCACCCGACGAGAGGTTGTGCTCGAGGTAGTCGTGGACGCACCAGCCGGACGGCGTCTCCTCCCACAGGCCAACCAGGACGAGGGCCGTGATCTCTCGCGTGGTGGGCTTGGTCGCACTCGGTAGGATGAGGTGCAGGTCCGCTCGACGGATCATCCCGTCGGTGTCGTAGTGCTGACAGAACTGGATGCTCGCCACATACAGGCCATAGGCAGGCTTGGCGATTGATGGGGGCAACGCCCGCACCTTCGGGTGATGCGGGAGCTTGTCGTCCAGCTTGACCCAGCTCATGCGGGTGGGTCTGCGGCCCTGGCAGCCCGGAGGGCGGCGGCAATCGCCATCGCCTGCGAGCGACGCCACATGTTCCCAGTATCGACGGCGGGGGTCACGGCCTCGATGTAGCTATCCGCAATCGCGATGCACTGCGCCCACACCGCCGCCGTATCGGGTGGGGCAGGGGCCTGCATCAGCGTGGCGTCCATGCGTGCGAGTAGGTACTCGCCGACCACCAGCGTCGCACCGTGCTTGAATGTCGCTCCACCGTGAATCACCGTGTCCATCCACTCACGGGCTGCGACGAGGCTGTCCAGCAGCCGCTCCTTCTCCCCCTCGACCGCGCGGAGGTAGAGAGCCAGCTCGTCGCACAACCGGCAGTCGCCATGGTCGTGGAGCCGCGCTGCGTCGGGTCGGGGCGGGCCGCTCGGTAGGCTGGTCGTGTCGGTGCCGTGCGAGGCGGCGTGACACTCCACGATCTGCTTCGCTTCTGCCATCACGCCCCCTTCCCCGCGTCGAGGGCGGCGTCGATCACTTGCGACCCTTTCGATTGGGACGCTTCAACCGATCCTTCCCGTGGCTCCGCCGCTGGCTCGCTCGCTTGGTGATCTTCTTCCGGCGTCTCATCGCCAGGCCCTCCTACCGCGGCGTGGATCGTCTCTTTCGCCGCGAGCAACCAGCCGTGATAGCGGTCGACCAAATCGGTCTGGTCCTTCGTCGTAGCCAGCGCCCGCAAGTCGCCACCGAGACCGGCGTGCTGAATCGCCTTATCAAGGCGCCAGTCGCCCAGCCGCTCCAGCGCCCCCTCAAGCGCCGCCACGCGGCTCCTCGCGGCCAGCAACTCCGTGGCGATGGCGGGGCCGTGGCTCATGCACCAACACCCATCCCAGTGCCGCTGCACGTCGGCGAGGTCTCGCAACGTCGCGTCGCTCACCGGCATGTCGAACCCTGCACACCAACAGCTCGGGCCAACGACTTCACGGTGGCACTTCGGACACGTCCAGATCACCCGCGCCCCAGCTTCCGCACGCACGCCAGAAAGCCGAGCGGCAGCCCCATCGACGCGGTGGCCCGCAGGTAGGCGCGCACGAGGCGGGGCGGCTGCTTGGCGAGCCAATGAAGTTCTCGTGTGTAGGCTTTCGTCATGGTCAGCCTCCCATCGAGATGGTTATGGAGACGCCGAGCGGCTTGGCGACGCGCTGGCTGTAGGTGAACGTGTGCCCGCTGTCTGGACCGTCGTCGTGTATGAGCCCACAATCCTGCAACCCGTCACGCACGCTTTTCATCGCCGCCTGCAACCCGTCGGTATCGAACCTCCTCGCCACATGCCCGACTAAGCTGATCCGCTTCGGCGTGGTGGGCAGCGCGGTGATGCGCCAGACGACCGTGCGTTTCCACCGCACGGGATCACGCAGCGCCGACCAGACGGCGAGCGCCACGGCGTCGCGCTGGGCTTTGGCGCGCTTCGACCTGGCGCTCCAGTGCTCGCGGGCGTTCGTGGGGTTCACCAGACGCGTCGGGACGAAGACGGTCAACTCGTTCGACACGAGGGTCATGCCTAGAGCAAGCTGTCTTCGGCGGCGACGAGTAGATCGCCCACCGAGACGGGCTCGCCTTTGCGATGTTTCGATCGTAATCGTCGCGCCTTCATGAGCCCCTGATGCTTCGGCCGTGCGGGGCACTCCGTGCGGTCGATCGACAACTCGGAGCCCCACGTCCAGCCGCAGACCAGGCGGCCACAGGTGGGGCAGCGGTCGCGGGAGTGGCGGGGGCGCGTCGTCATAGCGCGAGCACTTCCTGCTCCGTGGCGTCCGCGAGCGCGGCGGCGACGTTCCGCACCGCCTGCCGGTAGTAGGACGGCTTGAGTTCGATCCCGATGCCCTTCCGTCCGAGCGTGACCGCGGAGAACACTTCGGATCCCACGCCCATGAACGGCGTCAGCACCACCTCGCCCGGGTTGCTCCAGAGCGTCACGCAGCGGTCGATCACGTCGAGCTGGAGCGGGTGGATATGCTTCTCGTCCTCTTCGTCCCGGGCCGCTTTGAACGGCAGCACCCGGCCGATCCGCACGTCATCCCAAAAGGCGCTCGCGTACTGCCGCCAAATCCAGTGGGAGTAGCGGTTCTCGATCTGATTGCCCGTCCACCCCTTGTAGCGGTGCAGCTCGGCGGGCATCGGGCGCGCCCCGGCGTAGTCCAGTAGGCCGACCGGGTGCGCGATGGGCACCGGGTTGTCCCCGCGCTTCCGAAACATCAGCAGGTAGTCGGCCGACGCCACCGAGCACAGGCTGCTGTCCTCGACGATGGTCTTGTGCGCGAGGTTCTTCGCCATCGTGCGGTTGCGGACCCCGAGCGGTTCCTTCCAGACGCAGTAGCGGGCGACGTACTGAAACCCGTGCTGCGCGTGGAGCCGGATGATGTCGCCCGGAAAGTCCCGCAGCGCATCCCTGCCGCTGTTGCCGGTCGGCACGTCCATGCAATGCACGCCAGTCAGGCGACCGGGCAGGGTCAGCCGCGCGAGGGCTCCGACCACGAAGCCGTAATGGGTGAAGAACTCGTCATAGTCGCGCGTGTTCGACAGGTCACGCTCCGAGGACGAGTAGTGATAGAGCCCGCCGAACGGCGGAGAGTAGACCGAGAGATGCACGGACCCGGCCGGCAACGTCGGGAGCACCTCGCAGCAATCGCCCTGATACAGCGCGTAGTGGGGCGTGACGACCTGATCGGCTACAGCCACGCGGGCACCTCCTCCGGCTTGGTGTCGAGGGTCTCGGTCCGGTGTTGCGCGTCCTGCATGTGGGTGACGAGCGCCGAGAACATCCGGTCCGCTTGACGGGCCTTGCGCTGGACGTTGGCGAGCACGCCCTGTTCGCCTTCCGTGGTGATGATGTCCACGCGCACCGGCCGCGTCTGGCCGAACCGCCAGCAGCGGCGCACGCCCTGGTAGTACGCCTCATAGCTATGCGACGGGAACGTGGTGACGTGGGCGCAATGCTGGAGGTTGAGCCCCCACGCGCCGATCTTGGGCTTCGTGATGAGGACACGCAGGTCGCCCCGGGCAAACGCCAGCAGCCGCGCCTCCTTGGTGTCCTCGTCGTCGGCCCCGCTGATTTGCTCCGCGTCCGGGATCAGGGCCGCCAGCCGGTCGCCCTCGTCGTTCATGTGGCACCAGACCATCGCCGGGTCCGCGTGGGCCACCAGCGCCGCGACCATTTCGCACCGTTCCGCCAACGTGCGCCGCCGTTCCGCGCGTTCTTCCGATAAGCCGACGGCGGGCAGATCGAACAGGAGGTCATCTCGCGTGGCGCGGGCCATCACGCGATGCTCGATCTCCTCCAGCGGGGGCAACTGAAACCGGCCATCGTCGAAGCCGAGGTCCGACGGTCGCCGGATCGCGCGCGCCCACGTACAGACCCATTGCCAGAATGGCGTTTCCGCGTGGCCATTGAATCGCCACACGCCGCGTCCGAGCCAGCGACGGACCGGATTCAGCGTCGCCTGATCGTTCTTGAAGAACCGCGCGAGCATGTCCATGTAGCCGAGTTCGCCGAGCGCCTCGCTACTGGTCCCGAGTTCGATGTAATCGTTCGGCGCGGCCGTCGCCGTGCAGAGCAGTCGATAGGGCAGCGTCCGCAGAAAGTCCGTGACGACGCCTCGGCGTACCCCGTCGAAGTTCTTGAGGATGCTCGACTCGTCGCAGACCACGCCGCCCACGTCGGCGGCCGAGAAGCGCTCCAGCCGTTCGTAGTTCGTGACGACCAGCCGCGCCCCGGCGGGGATGCGCCCGTCGGTCACGCGTCGACACTCCAGCCCAAACTTCTCCGCCTCCCGGACGACCTGATGGCTCACGGCCAGCGGGGTCACGATCAGCACGGGACGGTCGGTGTGTCGCGCCACGTTCTCGGCCCACACGAGCTGCATGGGCGTCTTACCGAGCCCGCAGTCCGCGAAGATCGCCGCCCGTCCCTTCTGCACGGCCCACTCCACGAGCCGCGCCTGAAAGTCGTACAGGAACGGCGGTATCCAGACGGGCTCGAACCCGTGCATCGTGTTCGCGTGCGCCTTCGTCGCCAGGAACGCCGCGTAGTCGCTCACCGCGCGGGCGGCATCCATCCGGGACACTGGCATGGGGGCCAAGTGCAGCCCGTGTCTCGACAGTTCTGGCCGCAGTATTCGCACGGAATGAAGTCCGGGAGGAGAGTCATCGCACCCCCAGTCGCTCGCGGGCGCGCTGGATGGCGGCGCCGACGAGATGGTCGCTCATCGGCAGCGGGCCTTGACCTTGGCCTTCAGGTCGTACAACTGTCTGCAACAGAGGAACGCCTGCCAGGCGTCCTCGAGTTCGCCGAACCAGTGGGCCGAGAAGTCCCCGTGGTCACGGCTGAAGCGCAGGATGTAGTAGCCGCCGTCGATGGGCTTCTCGGGGTGGTGCTCCTCCCAGAGCTTGCCGTAGGCGACGACCTGGAGCAGATGCTCAGGGTAGATACTCGCGGCCGTCTTATAGTCCGCCATGGCCCGCTTCTCGCCGATCAGCGTGGCGTCGAACGTGCCCCCGAACCGATAGCGTTCGCTGACGAGGCTGACCTCGGTCTCCTCGATCTTGAGGCGCGTCTGCCCAGCCCATTCCACGAAGGCCCCGAAGCCCACCTGTGCCTGCTCCACCAGCTCAGGCGGCCCGTCGAAGTGATAGGGGCGGCCCAGCCTCCACGCCTCGGCGGCGTCATGCACCATCGTGCCGGCGGCGGCCTTGGCATCCCGGGTCTCGCGGTAGTCGAGGCCAGCGCGGCCCTGCTCATACGCCCAGTGAATCAACCCGCCAGGGTCTTGCCCGACCTTGGCGATGGTGGACGCGCCGGGGACTCGCGTCTTGCCGTCCTTGAGCGTGTACCCGATGGCTGGTCGCGCCATCAGCGGTCACCCAGCCGTTGCTTGGCGGCGTCCTTGGCCTTCGTGAGCTGGTCCTGCTCATCGGGGCTCCACGTCTCCCACAGATCGGGGGCCGTGCAGCCTTTCCAGAGCGCCTGGAGCGCCTTGAGGCTCGCGGGCTTCGTGAAGGCGAGCAACCAGTCAGCCAGGGGGGCGGTCGCCTGCGCCGGCATCGGCAGCTCCCGCCGCCCAGACTCGGGCTCCGTCTCGGCGGCACCATCGAATGGCCTGGGTTCCGGAGCCGGCTTCACGTCGATGATGACCGGCTTGGCGGTGTCAAGGGGGTAGTCCTCGAGATCCTGCGTGAAGATGTCCGACGCCGCCGTGACGTTGAGGACGGCCGCCACCAGGCTCCGCTTGTTCGCCATCTTGAGCACGGTGTTGTACTGATCCGGGAGGTCAGGGTTGGGGACGCGGCCTGTCGCCTGGTTCGTGATATCGGCGTCGAGGTCGCCGTACTTGGCCCCGCAGCCGCCCTGCTTCTTGAAGCAGAGCCAGCCGCCGCCATACTCCGCCTTGCCCCGGATGATCGTGTCCTTGCCGCAGACGGGGCACACCCGCGCGGCTTTCCGGTAAGCGTACTTTGATTCCTTGGTGGAGCAGGAGCCCATCCCAGAGCCCATCCGGTTGCCCGTGGGGATGTGGTAGAGCGTGCAGCGGGACATCACGGTCAGGTGCGCCCCGTCCGACGTGGGCGTGACCTCATACTGCGGGTCAAGCCGGAACGTCAGGCACAGCTTCTCGGCCCCCGGCTTCAGGAGGGTCGGCTTGTCGGTGCCAGGGATCACGCCGTAGTGGTCCCCGGCCTTCATGGTGGCCTCCATGACGCGCTGGATCTTCGTCACCTGGGCCACCACGTCCTCGACGCCGAGCTCGTGAACGGTCGCCATCGACCGCACGTCAGATACCGCCATCGTCGTTGTCATCTCGTTTCCTTTCTCACTTCGGCCACCACGTCGTCACCCGCCGGAAGAATGGCGTGGGTATCCGGAGCACCCGCAGCCTCGGATACGAGGTCGCCACGGTGTACAGCCAGCCGGGGAGCGCGGTGGTCACCATGCGAGCACGTAGACCACCAGCGCCCACACGCCCACGCAGTACAGCAGCATCGCCCCCGCCACCAGCGCCTGCCACAGCGTCAGGGGACCAATGGGAACGCCTGGGGCGTCTTCATCCGCTCGATACGCAGCGGCTCCAGGTCCGGTCGCCACGACGCCAGTTGATCCAGCGCCAATTGCTCCGTCAGGGCGCGCAATTCGTAGGGCGGGTGAACATCGAAGGGTGGCGTGCGATCGCGGTGTCGGACCACGATCCGCCACAATTGGGTCATGGACGCCAGTCGTTGCGCTTGGTCGAGCATCGGTCGCCCCCTTCTTGGTGCCGCATTGCCCTTGTGCGCAGCGGATGATCTGGTCGAGCGCCGTCATGGCGTTACCCTCCTCGGATGTCGAGTACGGGAAACAAGATCCCGTGATCCTCGTCGCACTCCACAAAGCACTCCTCGTCGTGGTCATGCTGCGGCCCGGTGACCAACATGAGATTCGGCCGGATCATGTCGTGTGCCGCGTACCAGGGGGCCAGCGCCAGGAGCATCGGGGCGTCCTGGTCCAACTGCCGCGCGGCGGAGCGGGCGACCATCGGCCAACTATCCACGTCGACCCTTGCGTCGCGGCTTGCCGACCCGCTTCGCCACCGTCATCGGGCTTTCGGGGCGCGCGTAGTGAACCAACACGCTGACGCGCAGGCGGGGGATCACGGCGTCGATCATGCCGCCGCCTCGGCTGCCTCGATCCAGACCCGGCACGCGATCACGCCGCCCCCTTCCGCCGTCGGGGCACGTCCCAGTATGGGGACCGACACGCGCCGCACCGTTCCGGCAGCCGGTCCTCCCGTCGCGTCCTCACCCGGGGCGAAAAGCGCGCGTGACATCGGAGG